GTTGTCACCACGCAGTCTGGCGATGACGAACGTGCGTTCACAAACGAAAAAGATGCTTACGCATATAAAGATTGGTTGCAGTCTTTGTCTAGACAATATGGGACAACTCTAATCAAAGAAATGTATCTAGAGGACAACTCATGACCTGGACTAACTACATTTTTAGACATCTAATCCCAGCCTGGTTTAACTCATTCAAATGTAACTTCTACATGTGGGGTGATTTAATGGCCGGTGATTATGAAGGTTATGCTCTATTGCCTGGTGGTGATCCTTACACTGAGTGTTATGAGTGGTTTTGGGCATCTCTCAGTATGGATGAAACCTACCCTAAGAAGTTCTTGGATGAACTCCAAGATATAGTAGACATGATTGATCAAAACAAAATGAAAAGAGGTTGACCCATGATCACTGACAATTATTAGGAAAACAAGTAACTGACAATTATTAGGAAAACAAGTAAGCCATGGCCGCCGGCGGGCGGGTGATCCTCTCCCCTCTAGCCTCTCAGCCCTGCTTCGGTGGGGCTTTTTATTACCTGTTCAACTACAAAATCCTAGGTAAAGTGGACGATGGCACCACCCTATTAAAAACACTATCTGATTACCTCAATGAGTAAGTACATCGCCCGCACGGGCAGAGTCCAAAGCTGGATTGACTCACCAGACTCTCGCCTACCAGTTTCATGCACAGTCTTTGTTGTAGATGACTCAATCGAAGGCCCCAACGGAATCGAAGCCTCTTGGAGGTTTGTTAGTCATGCTCTCCGATACGGAGCTGGAGTGGCTGTGCATCTATCTAAACTCCGCCCCGCAGGGGAAGAGAATGGAAAGGGCCTCGTGGCTTCTGGCCCGGTTTCATTTGCCAAGATCTACAGCACACTTAATGAAGTTCTTAGAAGAGGTGGAGTCTATAAGAATGGGGCATGTGTGATCCACCTGGATCTCTCACACCCTGACGCTGAGGAGTTCGTTGATGCTAGTCGTCAGGAACTTCCTTGGGTCAAGAAATGTCTAGACGTTACCCCTGAAAGCTGGAATGAAACACCCCTCCCACTCAGAGCTAAGATCCTACGAGGTATCCAGGCTGGAGACATCTGGCTCTCGAAGATCAAGCATGATCAGAATGGCGAGAGAATTTATAGCAACGTATGTCTTGAGATCTACCTCCCAAGCCGAGGAACATGTCTGCTCGAACACGTCAACCTTGGTCAATGTGAAATTGACGGGCTTGTCCCCGCTTTCGCTGAAGGTATGTCCAACTTGTGCAGCCTCCATTCAAAGACAGGTGTCGGAGCAACTGGAGAGTACCTCCACCCTGAGGAGGATAAGCAAGTCGGTCTTGGAGTTCTTGGGCTTGCCAACCTTCTACGGAGCTACGGTGTCTCCTACGCAGCATTCGGGGAGGCACTGAGTCTTGTCAAAGATACTGACGCAGAGTGGACTCCTGCTCTCTGTCTTGCTCGTGAGTTCGCTTGTGCCATTGCTGGGGCTGCTAACATTGCACGCGCTAACGGAATGGCCCGTGCCTTCACTATTGCCCCCACAGCCTCCTGCTCCTACAACTATAAAGACCTCGACGGGTTCACAACAACCCCAGAGATCGCACCTCCCATAAGCCGTCAAGTGGATCGTGACTCAGGCACCTTTGGTGTTCAGAGCTATGACTACGGTGATGTGGAGATTGCATCTGAAGTAGGTTGGGAAGCTTACAAATCAGTAGCTGATGGCATCTGCCAGTTGTTCACTGATACTGGCCTCTTCCACGGTTATTCATTTAACTCGTGGAGTGACATGGTTACCTATGATCAGGCCTTCATTGAGGAGTGGTTCGCCTCTCCCCAATCGTCCCTCTATTATGCTCTTCAAGTCTCCCCGGACACGCTCCGCAAGGATGACGTGACCAGCATCTTAGATGAGGACTACCATGACATCTTCGGTTTAGAAGAGGACGACAACTTTTGCTCATCATGCGCTGAATAGCTTCAAATGTCCAAGTACACACAGATCACATCCAGGAAGAGGACCTGGACACCAGTAGCCGTAACACAAGGGAATATCAAGCCAGGGTCCGAAAGGGCCCTTTTTTCGTGTTTATCATTAAGAGCCTTAGAACTACCTGTTAAAGAGATGTTGGCCCAGGGTCTGGAGAGAGATCTCCCTGATGATCCTGGTGTCATCCCCTCACTACAATCCAACATGGCCGATGAAGACAAGCATGATTTGGCTCTCAATTATATTGTCGATGTTCATGGGACTGATGCTAAAGCCGAGCGGGAGGCTCAAAACATCCTCAAGGCGTGGTATCAAGCCCCCGAGCATCCAATCCTCAAGACTGCTATCTTAGAGCGTTCAGTCTTCTTTGTATTGCTTCCCTTCTTCCGCTTCAATGGAGACGTTGGGATCCGCACTGTAGCTAGTGACATCTCTAGGGATGAACAAACTCACGTAGCAATCCATGCCATGGTCGCTCATGACCTTGGTTACAAGACAACCTCTAACCTCAACAAACTTCGTAGGGCAACTGTAGCTTGGGCTATGGAAGGACTAGGAACTAACACTGAGGACAAGTATCTTGATAAGGACTTCTGGATCAAACAGTCAGATAGTCTCTATACCCGAGGTAAAGCAGAAGGTCTTGTTGAAACACAACGGGCCAGGATGCCTTGCTTCTTTGAGGCTTCAAACGTCAACCTCCCTCAGTATGGATAACAATCTATCTACAGAAGACGTCTTTGGAGGTGATACCTTCCTCACACGTCTCTGTGAAGAGTTGGATGCTATGTATCCACCAATCAACCCAACGCCAAAGGATGATGACCGTCTGATTATGTTCAGAGCTGGTCAACGTTCTGTTGTCGAATACATCTTAGCTAAATCGGAGAATTAATTATGTGTGGCGGTGCCCCTTCAATGCCCGAAATGCCGAAGCCTCAGCCGCTTCCAGAACCACCCCCAACTCCACCAGCTCCGGCTCCCATGCCTGAGCCTGAGGCTCCTACTCCTCCTCCAGTAGCTGTTCAGCAAGGTGAAGCTGATGCAGTGAAAGTGAAGAAGCGTAGGACCAAGAGGCAGGAACAGCAACAGCAGGCTGCTGGTACTAATGTCCTTCGTATTCCTTTGAATACAGGTGGAGCTACAGGTGGTAAATCTTCAGGATTAAACATCCCTAAATAGAACATGAAAGAACAGGCCCAATCAAGATATGGACAGCTCCGTGCTGAGCGCGAGAACTTCCTAGACACGGGTCGTAGATGTGCCTCCCTCACCCTTCCCTACCTTCTTACTGAGGAAGGGGAAACTGATGGAGGTGAGCTGCACAGCCCCTATCAATCGGTGGGTGCTAAAGGTGTGAACGTTCTCAGCTCCAAGCTGATGCTTTCACTCTTCCCAATTAATACAAGCTTCTTTAAGCTGCAAATCAACGATGCTGAATTAGCCAAAGTCCCCGAGCTGGGTGGTGAACAGGTACGCTCTGAGATCGATTTAAGCCTCTCTAAGATTGAGAAGGTGGTGATGCAACAGATTGCAGAGACAACTGATCGTGTCCAGCTTACGGCTGCAATGAAGCACTTGATCGTCACAGGCAACGCATTACTTTATGCGGGGAAGAAGAGCCTTAAGCTTTACCCACTAGACCGTTATGTCGTCAGCAGAGACGGTGACGGTACAGTCACTGAGATTGTCACTAAGGAGATCATTGATCGTAGTCTCCTGCCTAAAGAGTTCCAGAGCATCCAACCAGGAATGCAGGGACCTGACTCCAACGCTGTTGGGGAAGATGGGCCTAAGTTCGGTGTAGCTACTGGTAACAAGAATTCCAACGTCAACAATGCTGTTGTCTATACGCATGTAACACTAGAGAATGGTTCTCATAAATGGTACCAAGAGTGTGACGGTAAGCGTCTCAAAGGACAGGGTCATGGCTCTGCACCTATTAAGCACTCCCCATGGATGACGCTCCGCTTCAACGTAGTAGACGGTGAGAGCTATGGCCGTGGTCGTGTTGAGGAGTTCTTTGGAGATCTTAAGTCTCTTGAGTCCCTAATGCGAGCCATGGTTGAGGGATCAGCAGCAGCCGCTAAGGTTGTGTTCATGGTTTCCCCTAGTGCTACAACCAAGCCCCAGTCTCTAGCTAAGGCTAGTAATGGAGCTATAATTCAGGGCCGCCCAGATGATGTGGGTGTAGTTCAAGTGGGCAAAACGGCGGACTTCCGTACAGTCATGGAGATGATCCAGAGTCTCACTCAGAGGCTCTCAGATGCCTTCCTAGTGCTGTCTGTTCGTCAGTCTGAACGAACTACCGCAATGGAGGTCCAAGCCACCCAGCAGGAGCTTAACGAGCAGTTAGGTGGGATCTTCGGATCACTCACTGCTGAGCTTCTCCAGCCTTACCTGAACCGCAAGCTTCACCTCCTATCACGTAGTGGTGGTATGCCTCCCCTTCCCAAGGGACTGATCATGCCAACAGTTGTGGCTGGTCTCTATGGTGTGGGCCGTGGACAGGATCGACAGGCTCTTATTGAGTTTGTTCAGACCATTGCTCAAGGCATGGGCCCTGAGGCTATGGCTCAACATCTGAACGCTGGTGAATTTATCAAGCGTTTGGCTACAGCTTCCGGCATTGATGCTCTTGGTCTCGTCAAGGGACAGGAACAGATGAAGCAGGAAGGTGATCAGATGAAGCAAGATGCTATGCAGGCATCACTCGTAGGACAGGCAGGTCAATTGGCCAAGTCTCCTATGGCAGAACAACTAACCCAACAAATGGCAGATGGACAACAGCAACAACAAGAAGCCCCTCCGCAAGAGGGCCCGTAAGCCTGATGGCTCCTTCAAGGGTGATAACCCAGCAACCCCCAATGTTAACGAAGCTTGGGAGCCTACAGAGCTGGCTGAGGTTGTCTCTCCTAAGGAGGTCAAGTACAGTGTCCGCCAAAAGGTGGACGGTATCTCCAACCCTACTGCTGGTAAGTATGCCAAGAAGGGAAAGATCCAACCAACATTCGGTAAAGTAACAACTACTCATTTCTAATCTATGCCTACCACCGTATTCGATCCTTCTGAGGGTCCATCCGCTGAGCAACAAGCAGCTGAGACTGCTGCACTAGAGCAAGGCGAGAAGATTGCTAAGCTCCAAGAAGAAGATCGTGCTCGTAAGTATGCTGAGACTGAAGCAGCTAACGAAGAGGCTGGTCTGATTGCTGGTAAGTTTAAGTCCCAGGATGACCTTGTAAAGGCCTATGAGGAGCTCCAACGTAAGCTAGGACAGGATACACCTGAAGAAGCTGAGGAGCCCTCTGAGGAGCCTGTAGAGGCCACTGAGGAAGAGCCTGAGTCTGAGGAGGAAGTCTCTGAAGCATCCGCTGCTGTTACTCGCGCCTCTGAGGCTTACCTGGAGAAGGGTGAGCTGACTGAAGAGAGTATCGAAGAGCTTTCCAAGTTGGATAGCAAGGACCTCATCAAGGCCTACATGACCCAGTATGCTGCCAACCAAGAGGCAGCTAAGACTCAAGCAGTTACAGCTGAGGCTGAGAAAGCTATCCTTGATTCTGTAGGTGGGCAAGAGTCCTATCAACAGATGGTTCAATGGGCAGCAGCTAACCTCGATCCTGCTGAAGTTGAGAGCTACAACCAAGTCACGAACAGTGGCAACGTTGCAGCTATCAAGTTTGCAGTTGAGGCCCTCAGTAGCCGCTACAAGTCTGCTGAAGGATATGAGGCTCCCCTGGTTACAGGGAAGAAGGCTCCATCTTCTGATGCTAAAGTCTTCCGCTCACATGCTGAGCTGAGTCGTGCGATTGCTGATCCAAGGTACCAGAATGATCCAGCTTACCGCAACGATGTGGAAGCCAGGCTAGCTAGAAGCACCAATCTCCTTTGAGGTTGGGGAGGGGTGCAATTCCCTTCCTAGTCCTTGCCCCATCAGAGGCATTGTATCTGACACACATGTGTAAAACCCTATAGGTCTAATTTAGAATTATACGAAGTAGGAGAGAGCCCAGTACGCTGGATAACTTTCATCTGAAAAGGATAGATCTCAGACCACCCAAATAGTCTACAATCTTTCTCCTAACTTTCAATCAAGTCGATGACTTTTACTAACTTTCAAGGCAACAACGTAGCTAACGGTTCACGTACAGCTGCCCAGAACTACGACACTCGTTACGCAACCGCTCTTAAGCTGTTCAGTGGCGAAGTGTTCAACGCCTTCAATGACGCTACAATCTTCAAAGGACTGATCCGCAACTACTCCCTCCGTGGTGGTAAGAGCAAGCAGTTCTTGCTGACTGGTAAGCTCTCTAGCGGGTACCACACCCCTGGTACTGCTATCGCTCCAGCAGATGGCCTGAAGAGCAACGAGAAGACGATCTTGATGGATGACCTTCTGGTCTCCAGCCAGTTTGTCTATGACCTCGATGAGCTTCTGAGCCAGTGGTCCTCCCGCTCGGAGATCTCCAAGCAGATCGGTGAGGCTCTTGCCCTTCACTATGATGACCGTCTTGCACGTGTCCTCTGCAAAGCTGCTACTGAGTCTTCAGTGGTAACTGGTGAGCCCGGGGGCTTCCAGGTCAACATCGGTGCTGGTAACACCTACAACGCTCAGGCAATCGTTGATGGATTCTTCGAGGCTGCTGCTGTTCTTGATGAGCGCTCTGCTCCCCAGGAAGGCCGCGTTGCAGTCCTGTCTCCTCGTCAGTACTACAGCCTGATCTCCTCTGTTGATACAAACATCCTGAACCGTGAGATCGGTAACACTCAGGGTGACATGAACAGCGGTAAGGGTCT